TACTTTCTGTCTCCATTATGTCATCTACTGAGAAATTCTCTGGGAGATATTTACGAACTAGCTCTTCTCTCGCTCCAGTCTTTCCAGCAATTTGAGAAACTACATATTCCTCTAAAGCATTAAATCTTTCATCTAATTCTTTAAGATTTCTAGAACTATCATTTGTAGCTTTCTCAAGCTGAGCTTTCTTATCTGATATATCCTTTACTCTCTCTTCCATTAGATTACCAAATAACTCTTTAGATTCTGCATTTCTCTTTAATTCTTTAATTTTACCTTCTAGTTCTTTAATCTCTTCTTTAAATTCCTCATTTTTCTCTTCAATCTTTTTCTTCTCTTTCTGAATCTTAGTAGCTTTTCTTTCTTTAACATCACTACTTTTTTGCTTTCTTTTCAAATCTTTAACTAAAGATTTTAAATTAGTCAGTTTCTCTCTAGATTCACGAAGTTCTTCCTTGTAAATCTCAGAGTCAACATCATCTTTAGAACCTTTCTGAGCATCTCTCAGACTTTCGGATAAGCTATTGACTTCATCCTCTAAACTCTGAACTTGCTCTTCAAGTTCTTCATTTTCTTTCTCCAATTTATATGACTTTCTATATGATTCCTCAAGCAAAGAATAAGTGTTCTCTTGCCCAGGACTATCAGCTTTTGATTTTTTAGAGAAGTTCTCTTTTTTCTCCTCTATCTTATCTATAAGAACCTTGTAGTTTTCTTGTTTCTCAGCAATAGACTTCACTACAGCCTCTACTGCAGATATGTTTTCTTCTTTAATAGACTCTATTTTTTCCAATAATTCATTCCTCATACTCTCAAAATCAATATCCTCTGATTCCTCTACTCTACTATTATTAGCAGCAATATTACCAGTTTTATCTAATCTAGATGTTTTAAATCCAGGATTAGGAACAAAATCAAAGGTGAAGAATGTATAATCATCTTCCACTACCCTCTGTACTCCATTTTCTTCTTTTAAAGAACCTGCAGCTCTTGAGGAAATTCCTATCTTACTTCCATACTCTACTAATGTATATACAATGTTACCCACAGGAGTATCTAAAATATCAGCTCTTCCCATAACTAACCCATTACTCTCATTAATCCATAAATCAGTAATACTATGACTGACCTCAGGAATTGAAATTTCAAATCTACCTTCTGGATGGTCTCCCTCTCCGAGAAGTGTTTTATTTTCCATCATTTCTTTAACATAATCAGAACTTATAACTCCTCGCCATAAATCTTCTGAATATACTCTATTATTTCTATTTTCATTATTTATCTCAGCAAATGGACCCTCTACTGTTCCGAGAACACCAAATTGTTTTTCAGTAGATGATTCATTTACGGAGTTAGATTCAACTAATTTTAACTTAGACCAATACACCTCATTAAGAGGTTTTTTCTTGGTAGCTCCCATAAATGTACCTCCTTATCTAATATCTTCTATACTATCTATATAGCTTATTACGAATTTTTTATCCTTTACCCTGTTTAATGTATCTAGGCAGCATTTCTACTGTTGGGTCAAATTTCTTAGCATTTCTAATAGTTCCATTTGAAGTTAACACCCAAACCAACCTATCTTGATTTCTTCTAATATAAGATTCTATCTCTCTAGTAGGTTCAGACCAAAATTGTCCATCTGTAAATATAATTACAGCATCCGGTTTATTCCAAATATTATCCATTATATACTGAAACATATATTGAGGGTCAGTACCCCAATTTCTCTGCCCACCTTTTGACATCATTGTCTTAGCAACATCATCCTTATGAGGAATCCTTACATACTCTAAAGCATCCGGACTTCCTCCCCATAATATAAGGTGAAACTTAGGATTAACTCCTCTAAGACTATTTAAGAATGTTTGTATATGTCTAATAGACTCTTTAAATTGAGGAGCTCCCATTGAACCCGAACAATCTAAAGCCAATACTATATCCTTAATATCTTTCTCTATAGTAGATGAACCAAAAGCATCCGGAATTCTTCTTGAAGGTCTATTAGGATTATATGTTGATTTAATACTTAAAGCATTTGATAAAATTCTATTTAATGCTTTATTCCATTGTCCTTTTGATACTTCCGGAATATCAGTTACCCTATCTAATCCTATACCTTTCATTATTTTCTTCTCTTCATCAGATAAACCTTGTCTTTTTGCAGCATCTCTAACAGATTTCTTAATATCATCCTTTAATTTATCTCTAGCCTCTTTTTGTTGCTGTCCCGACATCTCTTCCATTTCTTCTTCCTGCTTTTCATCATTTTCCTCTTGAGCCTTAGTAGTCTCATCTTTAGAATTTACTATATCGTCAAACAAATCATCTATTTTACTCTGACTAGAAGTTTGTTCTTCTGATTCCCGCTCTCCGCCTCCGGAATCTCCTGAACCAGAACCCGAGCCAGTATCATCGGAATCTCCTTCATCTTCCTGCCCTTCTTGGTCTTCATCATCTGGTAATCCCATATCCTCATCATCAGGGTCATCTAAATCTTCTTCTTGATTATCCCCTGTCTGCTCCGAATCACCTTCTTGACTTTCTGAATCTCCTTGACCTCCCTGGTCTTCATCCTCAGTATTCCCTTCTGAATCAGATTCTCCCGAACCCTTATTTACATCATAAGGAGTTACCTCCTCAGGGTCAAAAATACCTATGATATCTCCAGTCTTCTCAAATTTATCATATAAAAATAACTCTAAAATTCTTATTCCTTCTACTTCTACCTTACCATCAGCTGTAACTTTATTAACTACACCTATCTTACCATTTACCTTTACAGTATCTCCTACATGGATTTCTCCA